ACATTTTCGGGAGGTTCAAATACAGCGACTCTACAAACTCCATATCCAAAATACACGGACGTGAATAATTGCGTAGTAATACAAAGAACCGCAGTTGCCTTAGGTGGTATTGATGGACTTAACTCTTAAACAAAATAAAAATATATAAAATGGGAAAACTTAAACCTATAGGAAGTGAAAAATTAGAAGGTCTTGAAAAAATCCAAAGAATAATGGAGATTGCAAGATACAAAGAAAACACACCCAACCCAATTAATGAGGTGAATTCCAATCATTATAATGTTAAATTAGTAGATGGAAACATTTACCATATAGAAAAAGAAAAAAATGGTTATGTAATCAAAAAGACTGTGAATGAAGGTCAATTGGAATATTTGGAACCGATGAGACATAGAAAATATTATCAATCATATTCACAGGCTTTCAAACGATTGAATCTTATTGTGAAGGAAGTGAATCAACTACATGGTAATGACGAACACATTTCTTTATTTAACGAGCAAAAAAAATTCGTTCTGAAAACACCAAAATCAGACACTCCAGTAGCACCTCCCGCACCAGTAAGTGAACCTGTTGCACCACCGGCACAAGCCTCTGCAGCACCAATGCCAACAGATGATATGGGTATGGCAGAACCTACCGGTGACGAAATGCCAACAGATGATATGGGTATGGCAGAACCTACCGGTGACGAAATGCCAACAGATGATATGGGTATGGCAGAACCTACAGGGGACGAAATGCCGGCGGATGATATGGAAATGGGGCAACCCGAGGATGACGGAATGGTATCTTTTAAAACTATTCAAAAACTAACAGGTAAGTTGGGTCAAAAGTTGAGAAAAATAAATCAAGGCGAAGAACCTATTTCCGCGGATGATACAAAATATGTTATCAATTCTATTTTATCCGCACTTGATTTGTCTGTGTTATCTGACGAAGATATGGAAGAAATAATCGGTAGATTAGAAGATTCAGAATTTGAGTCTGAAGATGAAACTGATATGGAAGAACCAGAAATGGAAGAACCATCTGATGAAATGGAATCCGGAATGGAAGAACCATCTGATGAGATGTCACCTGAAATACCTGAGGGTGAAATGACTGAGGAAGAAATGAATGAATATATTGAAGGTATGATTGGTGGGGAATATGATTTGGGATTCAGAGATGAACCAAAGGAAATGAATTACCCAAAAGCGGTTGCTAACGCATATGCGAAAGAAGCTAGAAATCAACTTGGAGATATGTTAGAATCTGATGATTTGGATGGAGTAGAAAATATATTCGACTCAGTATTTTCGGAATCTAAAGTTGATGGTATAATCAAATCTTATTTTGTAGAAACGGATTCAGAAAAAAAGTTCATTCAAGAACAAAAACAAAAAAAATTCTTGACCGAAAAAGCGAAAAAAATAAAAATTATGAGAGAAGTTAAAAACTTGTCTGAATCATTCCAACAAGAAAGCTCATCATCAAAATTTTTAAACAGATATTCAAAGGCAAATTTTGTAGGAAAAACAAACAAAAAGAATTTAGTTTTCGAAGTAAACGGTAAACAATACAAAATCACCCCACACGGAGCAATTCTATGAGTTATCTAATTTATGTAAATGGACTTGGACCAAACTATAAAGGTGATAACATTTATGAATTTATCTTTTCAGATGTTAAAGACGAAGTTTGGGGTGAAGGTTGGGACTCAAAACCATCGAATGGAAACCCTCTACCCCCAAATATAGAGTTTATACGAAAAGTCGGGGTCTTGAAAAATGCGGAGATAAAACTCTCATTAATTCAAGATTCCGATTTTTTCTCTATGATTGACTCCTTGGATGATGTGATAGCACTAGCATGGGAAAGCGAAGATTCTGATATAAATTTTGAAATAGAAAAAAGATTAGTTTTTAGATACGGTGAAGACGAAAAGAAAATAAAAGATAAACTATATGAAAGAGATATAGTATTAGAATTTGATAAACAAGTTGTTTATGAAAAAGAATAAACTGGCATTTAAATTAATTGACATGGGACTCAAAGCAGAAACATTAGCCAACTTAACTGAATCTCAATTAAGATTATTATATAATAAACTAAACGAAGGAAAAAAAGAACCGAAGGAGCAAGTGACTCAAATAACGGAACCATCAAAACCTTCATATAAAGTAGGTCCAAAAGGAGGAAATCTACCACCATCACAAAAAGGATATTCTATGACCAAGAATACCGATGGAACAATGTCAGCAACCCCTAACGAAGGGGAAATGAAGGAAGGAAAAAAGAAATCGAAGAAATACAATCCTTGGGCGATATGTACCTCATCTGTTGGTCGTAAGGACAAGAAAAAATATGAAAAATGTGTGATGGATGTTAAGAAATCTATTAAAGAAGGTAAGGACCCAATTAATTTGTTTTTAGAAGAAAAGATTGTATCTTTGCTAGAGAAACACGTACAACCAAAAATTTCTAAAAAAGATTTCTTACAAATGATATCTGAAACCGAAACTGCACCTGCAAAACCAAAAGAAAAACAAAAAGAAAAGGAACGTAAGGGACCTTTTAATCCAAAACCTGGTGTAAAACCGGCACCAAAAGCTGGCGAAACAGAAACCGCACCCGCAAAACCAAAAGAGAAACAAAAAGAACGTAAGGGTCCTTTTAATCCAAAACCTGGTGTAAAACCAGCACCTAAAGCGGGTAAAGATTCAGTACCTACTTGGTTAAAGTGGGATAATATCGGTCTTAATTTTTAATTTAAAGTCATGGCAAAATATAGAAGAAACATCAGTGAAGCACCAATTGATTACGAAGGTCCTGAAAGAATGGACCCAAGTATTGAGAAAAAAATTACAGATAAAACAACTCCTTACGCAGGACATCCAGGTCTTCCAAAATTAGACCGTGACGTTGTTGAGATTATATCTTCACAGAGATTCAAACAATCTGTAGAAAATGTAAGAAGATTTATGGGTGATACATCATCTATTCAAGGACCACCACAACAGGTCCTCATGAAATTGATGCAATCCGCAATGAGATTGTTCCCTAAAATTGCAAGTATCGAACAAAATCACAAAGAATTTTTGGAAAAGTTGGCCGTGGATTTGGTTGTTAAGGAAATGGCCATTCCTGATGGGGCATTACAATTTGAGGCTGAATTAGTATCAGGTTTGATGGGTTCCGCCGAAGGAATGAGAGGTCAGTCAGAAGAACCTTCACCTGATGAAATTAAAGACGCCTTTGGTAGTGCAAACGAAAACGCCGATGAATTGGAGGCTTTTATGGATGCGATGGAACAGTTTGACCAACAAAAGGCAAAAAGAAGATTTATTAACGCACTTATTGGTGGAGCATCCAAGAAAGGTCATTATATGTACCAATTAGTTGGTGAAGAATTAAATAGACTACATCCTGAATTAGTTCGTCTATATGGTATGTCTCAATCTATTTTAGACCACTTATATTGGATTTACCCTGAAAGTATGTCATCTTCTATGGCGGCGGCTGGTGAAGGTCAGGCAGGACAATCAGAAATCGATACTGAAACTGACCCACCTACTGTAAAGGCTCGTGGTGTTACATTCCCGATTTTATTACACGAATTAGTTAAAGGTGTTTTCGAAGTATTAGGAACTCACGGATTACCTGATGACCCTCGTCAAGCGGAAATGGTTATTGCAAGTGAAGATACTGTTCCTGCGGAAATTTGGGATTTAAGATTAGGTCCTATTTTTTGGGAGAAATTTACCGCAGCATATCCCGATGAACTATTTGAAGAAGATAAAAAATATATCCAACATTACTTATTCCAAAGATTTTCGGCACTTGACCCGAAGAAATTCTTCAAACTAACAAGATTCATTTTGTCAGGTGACCCTAAAGGTAATCAAGTTCTTCAAATTATGGTTGATGAAATCGTAGAAGAATTAAAACAACAAGATAGAGAATCTATGTTTGGAAGTGATGATGACGATGAGGAAGAACCATTAGTATAATGAGTTATACAAAAGAACAAGTATTAATAGAATATGTGAAGTGCGTAAAGGATACCCCTTACGCACTTCGCACATATTTACAGACCTATGATAATACAGTATCGAAATTTGTTCCTTTAGAATTATTTCCTGACCAAGTAACTTTACTTGATGACTACGAAAACTATAACGAAAATATTGCATTAAAGTATCGTCAGGCGGGTGTATCTACCGTGACCGCGGCTTGGGCTTCGAAAAAACTGGCATTTGCAAAAAAAACAAAACCTGAAAAAATATTGATTATTGCCAACAAACTTGATACCGCTCAAGAGATGGCAAATAAAGTTCGTGGGTTTGTAGAACAATGGCCTTCGTGGGTTGATATTGGTTTTACAAAAGAAAAAAATTCACAAAGACATTACAAATTAACAAACGGATGTGAGGTAAAGGCGGTTGCAACATCAAAAGATGCCTTACGTGGATATACCCCGACAATATTAATTTTCGATGAGGCAGCATATATTGAAGCCGATTCAGATTTTTGGTCCGCTTGTATGGCGTCTTTATCTACGGGTGGTAAAGTGATTGTAATTTCAACACCAAATGGTCACGACCCAATTTATTATGAAATTTATGACCAAGCCGACAGAGGGATGAATGATTTCAAGGTCTCTGAAATGTATTGGTATAAAGACCCAAGATATACAAAGGATTTATATTTAGTTCAAACCGAAGATATAATCGATTATTTTTTAAATAAAGAAAATTACAAATCAGACCAAATAATTCATATGGAGGATTACGATGTTAATAATCCTGAACAATATGAAAAACTGAAACATTATATGTCAACAGGATACAAACCTAGTTCTTCTTGGTTTGAGTCTATGGTAAAAAAACTAAAGTATGACAAACGAAAAGTTTCTCAAGAATTGGAATGTAACTTCTTGGGTTCAGGTGATAACGTATTTGATTCAAAAGTATTACAAAAAATAAGGGAAAATTTTATAAAAGACCCTGCAAACAGAATGATATCAAATTCATTATGGATTTGGAAAGAACCTGTTATGGGACATAAATACGTAATGGGTGTCGATGTATCAAGAGGGGATTCAGAGGATTACTCCACATTTCAGATAATTGATTTTGACACAAGAGAACAAGTTGCTGAATTTGTGGGTAAATTACCACCTGACACAATGGCTGAGATTTGTTTTAAGTGGGCTAATATGTATTCTGCATTCGTTGTAATTGATATTACCGGTGGTATGGGTGTGTCTACATCAAGAAAAATGCAAGAATTGGGATATAAGAACCTGTATGTTGATGGTGTAGATTATCAAAACAAATGGAAATACGACCCAAAACAAGCAGAAAAAATTCCTGGTATAAACTTCAACTCCAAAAGGGTTCAGATAATAGCGTCTTTTGAAGAGGCGATTAGACACGATTTTGACATTAAAAGTTCAAGATTGTTAAACGAAATGAATAGTTTTGTTTATGTAAACGGAAGACCTGACCACCAAAAAGGTGGACACGACGACTTAATTATGTCGATTGCTATGGCAATTTATGTTGCTGAGGCGTCCTTTAGTCAACTCACCAAAGTTACAGAACAAACAAAGGCAATGATAAATTCTTGGACAATGCAAGAAGATGACACCCCATCAAAATCAATCTCGTTTAACCCACAAATACCAAACTTTTCATCAAGATATCAAGACCCCAATTTAAATTCAGGACCATCAAGGGAAGACTATATGAAATATGGTTGGTTATTTGGGGGTATGGGATAATATTTATCTATACTACAAAACTATTGTTTATCTATTTATACTTGTAGTTAATTTTATTATATGGAAAATAATCAAAATCTTACAGTTTGGCAAAGGCTGACCAAAACATTTGGACCCTATTCGTTGTTAGGTCAGGACTACCCAACTTATCAATATGACAAACAGGAGTTGTTAAAAACAACTTCAAAACAACAATACGAAAAAGAAAAATTACAGGCTCAACAAACTTATTACTTAGCCAATCAGTGGACCAAAATTGAGAATAATTTATATACTCAAGCCACTTATTACGAACCAACAAGGTTAGCATCGTTTTACGATTTCGAATCAATGGAATACACTCCTGAGATTTCTGCGGCACTGGACATCTATGGTGAGGAATCTACAACAGTAAATCAAGATGGTCAGATGGTTCAAATTTATTCTGATTCACAAAGAATAAAATCTATTCTAACTGATTTATTTAATAATGCATTAGATATTAACACAAATTTAACGATGTGGACAAGAAATACTTGTAAATACGGTGATAATTTTGTGTATTTGAAACTTGACCCTGAAAAGGGTGTTGTTGGTTGTATGCAGTTACCTAACATTGAAATTGAAAGATTGGAAATGGGTATGGCATCCAAAACTTATAATACGGAAGCGGACCCAAAAAACACCGGTCTGAGATTCAAATGGAAAGCCCGTGACATGGAATTTAACTCTTGGGAAATCGCCCACTTCAGA